CGTAACGCCGTCAACCAACGTAGATTGGAAGATGGCTCAGGCATTGAACGAGATTTTCTCTAACTACGGCGATGCTGCTGATGTTATTGGGAAAGCTAAGTCGTTGCTTAAGTTTGGTGAGAATGACTACCTTGCTGCTAGTACGTGGGAAACTGTATGGGAGATCGGTGATGATGAGACGTACGTCAGTACAAACATCATAGATACTATATCTTCCAGTGACGCAGGCGATACTCAAACTATTAACATTGAGGGTCACACGGTCACAGGTACAGGCGCTAACCAGCAGTTCACGTTTGTCGTACAAGAGGTAACGCTTAACGGGCAGAACAAGGTCACTTTGACTACGCCTCTGGCTCGTGTGTCCCGTGCGGCAAACGATAACGGTACAACGCTGCTTGGTGATGTGTACGTGTATGAAGATACCGCTATTAGCGGTGGCGTGCCGACTGACATTACTAAAGCGCACATCAAGATTTCAGGTGCATCTGAGGGGTACAACCAGTCGTTTAAAGCAGCGACTACGTTCTCCAATACTGACTACTTTATCTTGAGTTCCTTTGGTGTGTCGATCACTAAAGGTAAGGCAGCGGCGGTAGACTTTGAGCTACAGCTTCGCGCACCGGGGGGTATATTTCTACCTAAAGTACGTGTATCTACTAGTTCTACAGGCACTTCTTCGGAAGCAGTGTATTTTGATCCGTACATAGTTGTACCTAAGAACAACGATATACGTATTCGCGCTAACTCGGATACATTGGCAACTCCTGTTAACGCCTACTTCCAAGGCTATATCGCGCAGGTTGTGGAGTAATTTATGGCTACATCTGGAACTACAGCGTTTGACCTAGACTTCACCGAGATTGCGGAAGAAGCGTGGGAGCGTGCTGGACGTGAGATGCGATCAGGTTATGACCTACGCACTGCTCGCCGTTCCATGAACTTAATGTTGATAGAGTGGCAGAACCGTGGCTTGAATATGTGGACGATTGATGAGGGTACATTACCCCTCGTTGCCGACACTGCTACGTACAATCTGCCAGCAGATACGATTGACGTACTAGAGACAGTGATACGTACAGGTTCTGGTACAAGTCAGCAGGACTTATCACTTAACCGTGTGTCTGTATCTACATATGCAACAATACCTAACAAACTATCTACAGGTCGCCCTGTACAGATGTTGGTGTCACGTGAGCGTGATAACCCTACTGTGACTGTATGGCCTGTACCTAACAACGACGATTACACCCTACAGTACTGGCGTATGCGCCGTATTGAAGATGCGGGTAACGGTGTTGAGACTGCCGATGTTAACTTCCGCTTCCTACCCTGCCTTGTTGCAGGGTTAGCGTATTACATCGCTATGAAAGTACCTGAGCTAGCGCCACGCACGCAGATGCTCAAAGCGGACTACGAAGAACAGTTTAACCTTGCCGCTGCGGAAGATCGTGAGAAAGCATCCGTACGCTTCACTCCGAGAGTGAGGTAGGCATGGGGCAGCGTTTTGCGGTAGGTAAGAAAGCTAAAGGGTTATGCGATGTATGTGGGTTTGCCTACAAATTAGCTGACCTAAAGGAACTGCGCCGTAATGGGCGCTATACTAGTTTAAAAGCTTGTAAAGAATGTTGGGAAGAAGATCACCCACAGAACGAGCTTGGTAAGTTCCCAATACACGATCCGCAAGCCTTGCGTGATCCGCGCCCAGATACAGCCGAATTAGCATCAAGCCGCGAGCTTAAGTTCCCGCAGGTAGGGAACACAGCTAGAGGCTTAGTAGGAACAGTTACGGTGGTTACAGCATGAACTATACAGAGCTAACTACAAACATACAGGACATCGTAGAGAATACGTTCACTGCCGATCAGCTTGCTATGTTTGTGCAGAACGCCGAGCAGCTTATCTACAACTCGGTGCAGCTACCCGCACTACGCAAGTACCAGTCTGGCAACTTGACGATTGGTAACGAGTTCCTGACTGTGCCAGCGGACTACCTGCATAACCACGCGCTGTCTGTTACTTCTGGTGGTGTGACTAGGTACTTACAGTACAAAGACGTTGAGTTTATTCGCGAAGCATACCCAGACCGTACGGCTACAGGTATGCCTAAGTATTACGCGCAATATGATAGGGACTCCATGCTGTTAGGTCCGACACCTGATGCAGCGTATGGCGTTACTATAAACTATGGTTACTACCCAGAGTCGATTGTGACTGCGGGTACTACATGGTTAGGAGACGAGTTTGATACTGCGCTCCTGAATGGCTCTCTTCTTGAGGCTGCACGCTTTATGAAGAGTGAACCCGATACGATGGCTAACTATGAAAATATGTTCACGCTATCGCTCGGACTTCTTAAGAACCTTGGTGACGGAAAGCTCCGACAGGATACGTACCGCACCGGACAACCTAGATCACCAGTTAGTTAAGGAGATTAACTATGGCAATTACACAGGCTATGTGCGACTCGTTCAAAGTTGAGTTGCTTAACGGCGAGATGGATTTTAGCGGCGACACTACGCATACGTACAAGATCGCTCTATACACTTCTGCGGCTACACTAGATGGTACTACGACTGCATATTCAGCTACTAACGAAGTGGTGGGTACAGGGTATGATGCTGGTGGTAAAGCACTCACCGTTGCACAAGTACCTACTAATGACGGTGCAGGTACAGCAGCGTACATCGACTTTTCTGATGTCGTGTGGACAGCGGCTACTATCACAGCTAACGGTGCGTTGATCTACCGTGATGATGGCGGTGCGCCAGCTAACAATGCGGTTGCTGTTCTGGCGTTTGGTGGAGATAAAACCTCTACAGCGGGTGACTTTACTATTCAGTTCCCAGCAGCGGCATCAGGCACAGCGATTATCCGCATCGCCTAATGTGAAATAACTAATAGGTGGTGTAGATGGCTGACTTAAATTACACCATGACAGGGTGGGGTGATGGCGCTTGGGGCGCTTCACCTTACGGTCAGCCATTTGAAGACGGTCTCGAAGCTACAGGTGCGGTTGGTAACGTACTTGTTGTAGCTGAGGCTAATACCACACTTACCAGCGTTACAGGCACAGGTGAGGTCGAAACACCTACTGTAACTGCTGACTCCAACACCGCCGTAACAGGCGAAACCGCTACAGGCGCAGTAGGGGATGTAACAACATCTGCCGATGCAAACGTAGCTGCGAACAACGGCAACATCATTGGTACAGGCGCGGTTGGTAACGAAGCCATAATCATTGATGTAGATATACCGCTTGAAGGTGTATCAGGCTTCGCGCTTCTCAGTGCTGTAACTGTAACCGCTAACGCAGATGTAGGTGTAACGGGTGAATCCGCCGCTGGTGCGGTAGGCGACACAACTGTTACAGGTACGAGTAACCTCATACTGACGGGTGTCGAGGGCGAAGCTAGGCTCACTGATGAGGCGGTATCATCAGATGCAGTAGTACACATCGAGACTGGTGTATTTGCTGATACGTTCGTAGAACCACTCGACAGCATAACAGGCGAGTCTAACGTATTCCCGACTAGCGTTACGGGTACAGGTGCAGTTGATGACGTAGAAGTACGCTCTATTAACCACATACCTGTAACAGGTGTTGAGGGTACTGGCCTAGCTGACCAGACCGTAGGACTGGGTATAGGTGTATACGCTACAGGTGTTGGCGGTACAGCAGAACTAGGTGATGTATCACTCAGTACTGAGCAAGTATTAGCTGTAACAGGTGTTGAAGCTACAGGTGCAGTTGATAGTGTAGTTGTAGACGCGCAAGCGAATACCGTTGTATCTGGCGTGTCAGCTACAGGAGACGTAGGTTCTGTAGGGGCTATAGGTACGGGCTTAGTAGTACTTACAGACGTAGTAGGCTACGTGCAGCTTGGTAGCGTTAACATATGGCAGCTTGTAGATGATACTCAAGCAGGTAGCTGGACACCTGTAGATGATACTCAAGCAGGTAGCTGGACACCTGTAGATGATACATCAGACCCGAATTGGTCTAATATAGATGATAGTAATGCGCCTAACTGGCAAGACAGCGCAGCATGAGGATTAAATAATGGCAACTAGTTATACAACGAACCTTGAACTAGCCTTACCTACTACTGGCGAACTTGCTGGTACTTGGGGCGAGGTAGTTAACGACAACATCACCTCTATGGTTGAAGAAGCCATTACGGGCCTTGCTACGATCAATACGTGGACTACCAATGCTCACGCGCTGACAACCTCGCAAGGTACTACGTCAGAATCCCGCTGCGCTATCTTACACCTCACTGATACGGGCACCGCTCTGACAGGTGCAGGTACACTCACCACTCCTGATGGTCGCAATAAAATCTACATAGTTAAGAACGACACTGGTCAGAGTATTACCGTTACGACCACATCGGGTACAGGGCTAGCTATCCCTACAGGCACAACAGCGTGGGTTTACTCAGACGGCACTGACATTATAGAAGCCACTAGCTCTTACGTTGTTAACTTAACTGTAGCTAGCCTTACCGCTGTAACTGCTGATATTAACGGCGGTACGATTGACGGCACGACTATTGGTGCGGCTACCCCTGCCGCTGGTAACTTTTCTACCGTAGATATTAACGGCGGTACGATTGACGGCACGACTATTGGTGCTACTACGCCAAGCACAGGTGCGTTTACTACGTTAAGCACGACAGGGGACATTACCACTTCAGGTACAGTTGATGGGCGAGACGTAGCCACTGATGGTACTAAGCTGGATGGTATCGAAGATGGCGCTGATGTAACCGATACAGCTAATGTAACTGCCGCTGGTGCTTTGATGGACAGTGAGTTAACAAGTGAAGCGTCTGTTAAAGCATTAGACCAAGGGGTTGCTACTACTGATTCCCCAACCTTTGCTGGGTTAACAACTACAGCTGACATCACCTTCGGAGACAACGATAAAGCCATCTTCGGTGCTGGGTCTGATTTGCAGATTTACAGCGATGGAAATTCGGGTATCATCAAAGAGGTTTCTGCTACTGGAAGCCTATATCTTCAGGCAGATCAGTTTGTAGTCCAGAATGCGGCTGCCACAGAACTTAAAGCCATATTTGCAACTGATGGTGCAGTCACCCTCTACCACGACAACGCAGCCAAACTAGCCACCACCTCCACAGGCATTGACGTAACTGGCACAGCTACGATGGATGGGCTGACTGTTGAATCTGGAAGCACATTGATTGCTACGTTTGAAGCACCGACTGTT